GGTGCTCCTAAAGCTATGCTTAAACATGAAATGGCCGAACAAAAGGCTATGAAGGGCTACGCTAAACCCAAAAGTAAATCCAAGTAAGTTCTTAGGAACATCCAGTGAGCTATCAATCTCGATGGGAGAGTGGTGACTGGATCACGATATGTGATGCTTGCGGTAAGAAATATAAGGCATCCCAACTGCGTAAACGTTGGGATGGCCTTATGGTCTGTAGCTATGACTTTGAGATTAGGCAACCCCAGGATTTTGTACGGGGTGTTGTAGACAAAATAGCAATACCTTGGGCTAGATCTGAAGCTAGTGATGAGTTTATAGCTATAAACTACACCACTAGTATTGGAGAACTTAATCCTCTAGCAGAAGATTTTAGTACTGCTGTATCTAAAATTGTTCCTAATAACATTACATATACGCCAGATACAGCTACAGATGAAGGGTTAGGACTTAGTTTTTTAGGTAAGTATTCTTTAGCTGGATCTGGAACTGCAACTGGGTATCCTCACACATTAAGTTTGTCTGAGGTATTTGTATCAGTTCTGTCTAAAAACATAATCGTAGCAGAGACTCTGACACTTTCAGAAGTAGAAGTAAGAGCTGTTTCTAAAGTATCTAATGAAACAATTACTCTTACAGAAGTAGAACTTAAAGCAGCAGGTAAAGCTTTAGCAGAAACTTCTAGCCTATCAGAAGCATCTCCTAAGACTATTAATAAAGTTGTAGCAGAAACAACAACACTTTCAGAAGTTGTTACAGAAGTAGAGTCTGAAAGTATTCTTGAAACATTGGCTATAGCAGAAGTTTTAGGTAAAGCCACAACTAAAACAATAGCTGAATCTGTTTTATTGTCAGAGGCAGTTAGCAAAGGTACTACTGAAACTATAACTGAATCAATGACTCTTTCAGAATTAGTTATTTCTGATTTGTTGGTAGATAGATCTTTGGGTTCCCAATATTTAGGTAAAACTACGTTAGGATAATTGAACATGAACATTGAAAATACATCACTAGTTATTAAAGGTTATGTCCATATTGTCCTGACCGATGCTCAAGGCAATATTAAACAAGAAGAAGAAGGCCCTAACCTTATTACTACGGTAGGCAAAGCTTTTGTAGCAACAGCTTTGATTACTGGTACTAGCATCACTTTTGGATATATGGCTGTAGGCACAAGTGCTACTGCTCCATCTATATCACAAACTGCTTTGGTTGGATCTGAGCTGGGCAGGGTTGCTTCTAGCAACACTAACCCTACTTCAGTTACTACCCAGTTTGTAGGTTCTTTTGGAGCAGGTACAGGTACTGGAACCATTGAAGAAGCAGGACTGTTTAGTGCTGCTAGTGCAGGTTCCATGTTTAGCCGTTACCTGACTGGTACTTATGTAAAAGGTGCTACGGATACTCTTGCTATTACATGGACTATTACGGTGAGCTAATATGTCAAATGTACAATTTAGTAACTTTGCTGCAACAACTTTAGCCTCAGGTATTAATGCCAGTGTTACTAGTCTTACGGTAGCTACTGGCACTGGGGCATTGTTTCCAACTCTTGCTGGAGCCCAATACTTTTATGCAGTAATAGTTGATGCAGCTACTGGTACAACCAGGGAAGTTATTAAAGTAACTGCAAGGTCAACAGATACTTTTACTATTACCCGTGGTCAAGATGGAACTACTGGAGCTATATTTATTGCAGGAGACAAGGTTGAGCTACGCCTTACTGCAGCAGGTATAGCTACGTTTGCTACTACTGAGACTGCTCAAACCTTTGTTGGTGTTCAAACATTTTCCTCAGCTCCTGTATTGTCAGTTCCTTTAGCAGCATCTGGTGGTGGAACTGGTGTTGCAAATAACGCTGCAAGCACCCTTACAGTATCTGGTGCTTTTGGTACTACGTTAACTGTTAGCGCAACTACTGCTCTTACACTACCAACATCTGGTACTGTTGCAACTCTTGCTGGGTCAGAAACTTTTACCAACAAAACCCTAACCAACCCAACAGTAACAAACTACGTTGAATCTGTTGTAGCTATCGGCAACTCAGGCACAACACAAACCTTGTCTTTGACTAACGGTACTGTGCAAACTGTGACCATGACAGGTAACTGCACATTCACAATGCCAACTGCTACTGCTGGTAAGTCATTTATTCTGATAACAACACAAGATGGCACAGGTTCTAGGACTGCGGTGTTTACATCGGTTAAGTGGCCTAGCGGTACTGCACCAACGCTAACTACAACTGCAACTACGGGAGTAGACATACTAACATTCGTGGCTAACGGTACGTCTTGGTTTGGAACCTACGCACAGGCGTTTGCCTAATGTTTGCTGCTAAGAACGAACTCTTTACCCGCCCTTCTGGTGGATTTGTTATCCCCCGTTCTCTGCGCTTTCGGGCGAGTGCTAGTGCTTACCTGAACAGAACATTTGGCACAGCCACAAACACCAAAATTTGGACATGGAGTGGGTGGGTTAAACGATCAGGGTTTGACAACTCGGGTGCCAGACCCATTATGGCTTACGGAGTAAATGGACAAAGCTATCAAGATATAACATTTAATAGTAGTGACAAACTACGAATGTATCATGTGATTAGCAATGTAGATCAATTTTATATTGCCACGGACGCAGTTTTCCGTGATACGTCTGCTTGGTATCATATTGTTGCAACATATGATTCTACTCAAGCAACAGCATCTAATAGACTTGCTTTGTACGTTAATGGCGTGAAACAATCTTGCGGTACACCAACATACCCATCTTTAAATGCAGTTGGTTACTTCAATACTGGAGTTTCACATGATCTTTGCCGTAATAGTGCGGGGCCATATTATTTTGATGGTTACATGACTGAAGTTAATTTTATTGACGGTCAACAGCTAACCCCCACATCCTTCGGCGCTACCAGCACCACCACAGGCGTGTGGTCACCCATCAAGTACACCGGCACTTACGGCAATAACGGTTTCCACCTTGACTTCAACAGCTACGCTACTCAGGCTGCTCTGGGTACGGATACGTCAGGGAACTCCAACACTTGGACGGTGAATAACTGTTCGGTCACGGCAGGGGTAACGTATGACTCCATGATTGACGTACCGACTGTTACTGATACGGGTAGTAACTACGCTGTTTGGAATCCAAACGATTCTGGATTAGCTTCTGGTTCAATTACTATAAGCCAAGGTAACTTGCACGTTGTTGGTACTGGGGGCGCTGATGAGGGTGTGGCTGGATCAATTGCAATTGACATTGGTGGAACTACAAATTATGTGTGGGAAATAAAAATATCTGCATTAGTAGCATCTTTCTTTGGAATTATGCCAGCATCTACATCCGGTGTTGATTCAGGTAGAACAGGACAACGGGCGTATTACCCGTCTTCAGGGCAAAAATATTCTAGTGGTACAGGTTCTGCTTATGCAACTACTAGTGGTGCTGGTGATGTAATGGGGTTTGTAATAGGCAACGGATCAATTACAGTCTATAAAAATGGTACTAGTTTAGGTGTTATGTTTTCTGGGCTTACTGATTATTGGAAGCCTTTTATGGTTCATAACAATACCTATACCATTGACGCTAATTTTGGGCAGCAAGGCTTTGCTTATCCAAGTTCATACGGTTCTGCAAAGGCACTCAACACCTACAACCTTGCCACCGCGTCTATCCTCAAGGGCAACCTGTACATGGATGCAACTACCTATACGGGTACGGGTGCATCGCTGAGTGTGACTAACGCTGGTGGCTTTCAACCTGACCTTGTGTGGGCAAAATCTAGGTCTGCTGCAACTGACCATGCGTTATATGACTCTGTGCGCGGCACTACCAAGCAACTTGAGAGCAATACAACAACTGCTGAGACTACAGAAGCAACGGGCTTGACTGCATTTAATAGCACAGGATTTACTGTTGGTGCGTTAGCGCAGATGAATACCAGCGCGGCAACTTATGTCGGCTGGCAATGGAAAGGTGGCGGGGCTGCGGTAAGCAATACTTCAGGGTCAATCACTTCATCTGTTAGCGCAAGTGCAGCCAGCGGGTTTAGCGTGGTTACTTATACGGGAAACGGAACAAACGGATCAACAATTGGGCATGGGATTGGTGTTGCTCCTAGCATGATTATTGTTAAAAGTAGGTCAGCGGTTGACCCGTGGCCTTTCTATCATACAAGCATTGCAAATACACAATCGCTTAGGTTAAATTCTTATGCGGCTGTCGTTACGGCTGGTTTTTGGAATAATACAACTGCTGGAGCGTCTGTATTTACAGTAGGTGGCGGTGTTGTTTCTGAAACAAATACAACTAGCGCAACCTACGTTGCCTACTGCTTCGCTCCCATAGCCGGTTATAGCGCCTTTGGGAGTTATGTCGGGAATGGTTCGACAAACGGGCCATTTGCGTACTTAGGTTTTAGGCCGCGATTTATTTTGTTGAAAGCCTATGATGATGCTACTGACTACTACATATACGATACGGCTAGGGATACCTATAACGTAAGTTTGCTTGAGTTAAATCCAAACTCGTTAAGTGCTGAACAGTCAGGAACTTACGGCAGCATGGACATTCTTTCTAACGGATTTAAATTGCGTTTTGCCACAGGAGAAGTAAATGCCTCTGGCGTAAACTACCTTTACGCCGCCTTTGCGGAAAACCCATTCAACAACAGCTTGGCGAGGTAACTATGTTCTATCGTGAAAAATCAGATCAATACATCAATGAAGGTTCTTCCTTCGCCATAGACGGAACGACTTATCCTTCGACATGGTTAAACATGACCTCACCAGAAGATAAAGAAGCCCTTGGACTGGTTGAGGTGACTGACGCTAACAGCCCTGAAGATGACCGCTTCTACTGGGTATCGGATACGTTGAGTGGTGCAGTCAGGACGTACACCAACACGCCAAAAGACCTTGATCCGCTTAAAGCTAACTGGGTCAGCCAGATCAACCAGATAGCCTACACGCTGCTGTTGCCCTCAGACTGGATGGTTACCAAGGGTATTGAGACTAGTACGCCCGTACCGGCTGATTGGGGTACTTATCGTGCTGCGGTAAGGACTACTGCTGCTACTGCCATAAAAGCTATCAACGCATCGACTACCATTGCTGAACTGCAAACGGCTATCCAAGTAACGTGGCCCAATAATCCTAACTACATAGCGGTTGCGGTTGAAACGGTTGAAGCACGATGACTGAACTAGAAGCTAGATTTATGTCCCATGAAGCCGTTTGTGCCGAACGGTGGAAAGAAACCATCCTGCGGATTAAGCGGATGGAACATATCCTTTTAGGAGTTGCTGGTGCAATCATTATGTTACTAATATCTTTAGTATTAAAAATGCACTAATCCTTTTAACAAACTAACTATCGTTAGGGCATTACATGAGTTCTAATTACTCTATTACTAGAGATCAGATTATTATCACTGCCCTAAGAAAGTTAGGTGCAGTTGAACCACAAGATACAGCATCTACTATTGATGCCAACATAGTAACTAACTGTGCTCAAGCACTTAACCTTATGGTTAAGCAGTGGATGACAGAAGGTATTAAACTGTGGACAGTTACTGAAATAAACTTTCCTCTGGTTCTTAACCAGACTTCCTACACGGCAGGCCCAAGTTTGTGTGACATTACAACTGACAAGCCTTTACGTATCATTCAAGCTTGGATACGTAATACTGTAGTAACTCCTGACATTGATATTCCTTTGAATATCATTAGTCGCCAAGAGTACAATATGCTTGGGTCTAAGTTTAGTACTGGTACAGCTAATAGCATCTACCTAAACCCAGGTGTTACTACTAGCACCATTAAGTTGTTTCTTACTCCTGATGCTAGTGCAGTAGCTACATATACTGTGTATATGGTAGTGCAACGTCCTATCAATGACATTAGTTCTTCTTCTGCTGTACCTGATTTTCCTAATGAATGGATGCAAGCATTGGTCTGGGGTCTTGCAGATCAGTTAGCTCTTGAGTACGGCTTGCCTGTAAACCATAGGCAGGAAGTACTAATGAAGGCAGAAAAGTATAGGGACTTGTTGATGGAATGGGACATTGAGAATGAAAGTACATTCTTTACTCCTGATGTTCGTGCAGCTATTCGTTATGGGCGGTAGGAACTAATATGCCTATCGCAAGACTACCCTTTGCACAACTGATTGAATCTAGGGCTGCATCTACAGCTAAAGACTCTAGGTCAGTTAATGTCAGTTTTGAGACTAAAGACCAAGCCAGTAAGGATACTGTTAAACGTCCTGGTCTAGCTCTAATTACACTTAACTCAGCTATTGGTACAAGCACTGCTCAAGGGATGTATGAGTGGTTTGGTAACTTGTATGTTGTTACTAGTAACACGCTGTATAAGATAACCTCAGGATTAGTTAAGACCACTGTAGGGGTACTTACTGGTACTGTTCAGAACGTCTACTTCTCTGAGTCTGCAGATCATAGTTACCTGTTCCTACACAATGGGACTAATGGGTATGTGTTGGATAGCTCTGCTGTCTTTAGCGTAGTAACTGGAACATCAGTTTATGCAGTAACTATAACTACAGGTGGTAGTGGATACAGTTCTCCAATAGTTGTATTTGGTACAACTTGGGCAGCAACAACTCCATATATTGTAGGCAATCAGATATTCTATGGAGCTAACCTATACACCGTTACTACGGCAGGTACTACCTCTACTGCTCCTCCCACTCATACCAGCGGATCAGTAACTGATGGAACAACAGTCTTAGCCTATGCAGGAGCTAAAGCTACAGGTACGGTTGATTCTACTGGTGGTGTAATTACTGGTGTAACCATAACTGCTTATGGGTCTGGATATACTACAGCTCCTATAGTTACCTTCTCAGGGTCTCCTGGTGCAGGTGCTACTGGTTTGGTAAATCTTAGTGGGTTTCCTTCTTCAGCTTCTGGTATTGCAGCAGGAGCAGCATACTTAGATGGATACACAATAGTAGCTACAAAAGCAGGGCAGATATATAACAGTGACCCCAATGATCCTAGATTGTGGAACCCATTAAACTTTACTACTGCTGAAGCAGATCCTGATTTGATTGTAGGTATAGTTAAACACTTAAACTATATCTGCGTATTTGGAGAGTGGAGTAGTGAGTTTTTCTCTGATGTTGGTAATCCTGCAGGTAGTCCTTTAGCTAGACAAGATAGCTATAAGAATGAGATTGGCTGTGCTAATGGCGACAGTATCTTTCAATTTGAACAGATGGTAATGTTTGTAGGTAGATCTAAGACTCATGGTAAATCAGTATTTATGTTGGAGGGATTGGCTCCTAAGAAACTGTCTACTAGATACATTGAGAAGTACCTAAATGCTGACGCTACCAGCGACATCCAAGCTTATGTTTTTAAGATAGAGGGGCATACGTTCTATGTAATGAACTTGCCTACTCTGGATAAAACCTTTGTTTATGATATAGAAGAAGCCATGTGGTATGAGTGGACTTCATATTACAGCAGTGCTGAACACGCATTTGTCATACATACAGCTACTGACTTTAATCAGACAACCTATGGGCTTCATAGGACAGATGGCAACCTATACTCAATGGCTACTACCAATCTTTCAGATGCTGGTACAGCAATTTATTGGAGAACCATAACCTCAAATCTTGATTCAGGAACTATGCACAGGAAGTTCTATAAATCAGGTGAAGTTGTAGGAGATAAGGTCAATGCTACTATGACTGTATCTCACTCAGAAAATGATTATGTTACTTGGTCTACAGGAAGGACTGTAGATTTAAGTAAGAGTCGTAGCATTATCTATCAACTAGGATGGGCTAGGCGTAGAGCATTCCAGTTCCTAGTAACAGATAACGTTGCAGTTAGACTGCAAAGTTTTGAATTAAACATTGAGGGTGGTGAGCAGGACAGTGATCCACAACTGCAAAGTAAATAATATGATTACTTTCCAACGTGAAAACTGTGCTCAAGTCATACAAGATATACAGCCATTGCTGATACAGCATTGGGAAGAAGTAGCTAACTATAAAGATACAATTAAACTTAATCCTGATTTTGATAAATATCTTGATTTAGAGAAAAAGAATCTTTTAGTTATTATTACTTGTAGGGAAGACACTACACTAATTGGCTATTCAATATTCTTTTTGTATAAACATTTACATTATCAAGATCATTTGTTTGCCTCTAATGATGTCTTATTCCTGATTAAATCTGCTCGTAAAGGTAGGCAAGGAATTAAGTTAATTAGAGAATCTGAAAGAATTTTAAAGACTCTTGGGGTACTGCGACTTAGCTTTCACGTTAAACCTAAGAATGATTTTAGCCCAATACTTTCCCGTATTGGATATGGCAAAGAGGAAATTATAATGGGCAAGCTATTAGGAGAATCACATGGGCGTTGAAACAATAGCTGCAGTAGCAGAAGCATATGGTGGAGCTGAAGCAGCAGCTGCTGCAGCTACTATGGCAGGCATTACTGCTGCTGACGTAGGTACAGGTGCTGCGCTTACAGCAGCAGATGCAGGGATGGGTGCTTATGAAATGGGCACTGTAGCTGCTGATATAGGAGGATCTGCGGCTACAGCAGCAGACACAGCAAGTGTTTGGAATGCTGCTTCTGGACAGTATTTAACTCCAGCTCAATCTGCAGCTATGAATGGAATGGTTGATGCTACTGGTACTTCTTTAGGTGCAGAAGGAATGGCTGCTGCTCAAGGTTCTCCAGGAAACATATTCTCTCAGTATGCTGACCAGTACATGAAAGCATTTAAGGCTAATCCTATAAAAACAGGATTAGAAACACTTAGGACTGGTTCATCTGTTGTAAACAGTCTTAACGGGCTTATGAATACCCCAACAGCCCCTCCAATGAAGCCAAGTACTGCTGGTGCTCAAGCAGATCCTTGGGCAGCATACCGCCCTCAATATGCTGCAAGGCTTAATGAACTGCAAGCTAATCCAAGTCTTACTATGTCAGAACCTGGGTATCAGTTCTTTAGGCAACAAGGTGAACAAGCAAATCAACGTCTTGGTGCTAAAGCTGGTCTAAATAACTCAGGTAATCTTGGTATAGCTTTGAGTAACTATAATCAAGATTATGCTTTGAAAGCTTTTAATAATCTATCTGATAGATATACTGGTTTGGCTCAAGCAAATGCAAAAGCTACTACTGGTGTAGATGCTTTTCAAAGCGCACAAAAAACAGCATACGATCAGAACAACGATTACTTTAAAGCTTTGAATCAAGGAGTAGCTTCAATAGATTCTATTTTTAATCCAATAAGAGCAGGTACTCCAGCACCCCAAGCTTCTACTCCTAGTGGGTATAACCCATCAGGTAGTGTTACTAATAACGCTGTTTCTGGGTATACATATGATCCTAGATATGACATTAACCAGTATGACTTTAATCCTACTGGTGGTTAGTAAGTATTAGTTTTAATAATTAGTAGTGTTGAATAACTTAATACCCTAGGAATACGACTATGCCATCTTATATAACAGACTTTACTGAAGGCACAAAGGCTGCGTATGAAGCGCAGATGATTCCTTTGCGTGCTCAAGCTGAAGCAGACAAGATCCCCCTACAAAAAGAACTAGATGTACAGAAAGTACAGCAGGGTAGAGTAGAAGCTGAGGCAGCAAAGATAGGTCTTCAGAACCTAATAAGGACTACTGCTGAAGATGCAGACTCTAGGGAGATCATGCAGAACTTCTATAAAGATCCTGCTAATCAAGCTCTTCCTCTAGACACTCAAACTAAGAAAATAGGACAACTGCTTGCAGGAAAAGGACAGTTTGAAAAGTCTCTTAAATGGTTTGATGAATCTAGCAAAGCTACAGAGAGGGATGCAAAAGCAGCAGAGACTATATCTAAGACTGAAGACAGACAGATGGAACACATTAGGTCTTGGATCTCTGACCTTAGTCCAGATAATGTAGGTCAAAAAATAATGATGATGCAACAGTCAAAAGAAATACCTCCTCAAATGGCTGCTGGTATTAGGCAACACCTGTCTCAAGCTATGACTGCACCAAACCCTACTGAAGCTTTTGCTGCTGTAAAAAAACAAATGATGGATGTCTATCAGTCTATGGAAGGACGTAGGCTTCGTGAAAAAGAACATAATGATAAAGAAACAATTAGAATTGCTGAAAAGAAAGCAGATGAACTTGCAAAACATAATAGAGAAATGGAAAAAAGGCAACAAGCTAATGCTAGTAAGTTAATTGAAAAAACTCAAATTGACCAAGCTTTAAAACAAGATGCAAGTTTAACTGCACAATTGAGAGAAATTGATCAAGCACAAAGAGAGATAACTAATAAGCGTAGGGAAATGGATAGTGTAGTGAGAGATATAGACAAAGATAGAAGAGCTGATGTTCCAGAAACTAAAGACTTCTTTGGAAAAGATCCTAAATACGATGCACAACAACAATTATTTAAAGACCGTGCAGAAACACTTGTAAATATAGAAGCTAAACGAAAACAACTTGATGCACTTGAAAAGAAATATGACGAAAATAGAACTTCTACAATAGAAACACGTAAAAGATTACAAGCACAACTTCCATCTGAATACAGAACTCCTAAAAGATCAGATGAATTGCCATTGCCATCAGATGCCCCACCGCCACCGCCAAAGGGAGCAACTAAAGATGCTAAGAACTAATTATGGCACTTGAAACAGCTACCAATCCTACGACTGGAGAACGGTTTGCACTCATCAACAATGAATGGAAGCCTTTTTCTGAAACGGCAACTAACCCAACAACTAAAGAAAAGTTTGGGTTAATTGATAATGCGTGGCAATCACTAGGAATATCTGCGGAAGCCCCAGTACCCCAGGAAGATACTCCTGTAGGAGCAGGGCTTAGATCTGCTATAGAAAAAGCTCCTGCAACCATAGCGGGAATAGGTGCAATGGGTGCAACATTTGCTGCTTTGCAAGGGCCAGGGCTTGCTGCTGGAGCTGCAGTTGGTGCTGCTTTTCCTCCTGCTGCCCCCATCACAGCACCCGCTACTTATGCAGCAGTAACTGTTATTGGTAGTTTACTAGGAGCAACTCTTGCTGGTACTGCTGTAGATACAGTATCAGACTACTTCTTTAGTCAGGCAGATCCTGATGGATGGAAACTTAGGCAAGAAGAAAAGAAAAGAAATCCTAAAGCTACTATGTTGGGTGATGTAGCTTCTGGGCTGTTGGGTATGAGTCCAGCTACTATAACTAGAGGGCTACTTAAATCAACAGGAGAACGTGCTGTTAGTGGTACTCTTCAGGGAGCTATTAGTGCTGGTGGAGATGTCCTTAGTGGGGAAGCTCCTGACTGGCAAAAAGCTGGAGCACAGACAGTAGCTGGCTTTGCTATGCCTAGTTTTAATCGCTTAGGTCAAAGTGCATTTAATGTAGGTCAGGGTGCTTCTAGAGCAATCTTGCCTAGCTGGTATACAAGAGTTAAACCAGAGGTAGCTCCTAAAGCTCCAATAGTAGATGAGAGTGGAACAATAAAACCTGCTACTACTGCAGATGAAGAATCAGCTTTTATTAGAAAGCTTAATGAATCTATAGAAGCTAAGAAAGCTGCTGCTGAGACAGGCTCATCTGGTGAGCCACCTCTTCCTCCTCGTGTAGAATCTACTGTTGATGTTACTAGTAACACGGCTATAGATGAAGTTAGTCGTGTACAGAAACAGATAGACTCTATAGATAACCCAGTCTTAAAGAAGATGGCTATAGAAGGTTCTGTAGCTGATCCTAAGATGGCTGAGATTACAACTGTCTCTGCTTTGGGTGAGCACATAAAAACTACACTAGGCCCAGATCATTTGGCATCTAGAGTACTTGATGCTCTTCTACCCACACTTCCTAAAGACAGTCCTTCTAGAGTTCTTAAAGCTGATGAGTACGAAGCACTTTATAAAAGTGTGGGTGGTACAGGTAAAACCACAGCTTTTTGGCATGATGATGTAGGCATAGTAATGCGGGATGGGTTTGGAAATAATTCTATAGCTGCAGCACATGAAATTTCTCATGCTGTACTTCACAGCAAAATAGAAACTATTAATAGCTTACCTGCTAATCATCCTGATCGTATAAAACTAACTCAACTAGTAACTGATGTTACTAAGTTGATGGATTCAGTACGGAGTAAAGTTGAAATAACCCCAGAAAACAAAGCCTTATTTGATTACTCTTTAAATGATCCACATGAGTTTATTGCTAATGGGATATTTGAACCTAGGGTAGCAAATGCTCTGTTAAAAATTGAACAAAAACAACCAGGGTTTGTTAGCAAACTTGTTTCATATATTGGTAAGTTTCTTGGGTTAGAACCTAAACAATACACGGCACTGCATGAGTTGATTCGTCTTACGCAACGGTTAGCTAAAGCAGAAGTTTCTGGTAGCCCAGGTACTAGTTTTGGGCCTAAAGGATCTAAACTTTCTCAAGACATTCAAGATTCTGTTCTTGGAGAGCAGTCTAAGAATGAAGAGAACATTGCTGTAGCTCATACTAGCCCCATTAGGATACGCAATGAAACACCACATGGTGGTGATACAGGATGGAGAGGAAACGTAGGCAGGGGTGAAGATGCTGCAGTCTTTGGTGTAGGTACTAATGTTAGTACGGGCACAAGCGTTAATAACAAATACAGAGAACAATTTCAACCTTATGAAGAACTTGTATTAACTACAACTTCTGCTGATGGAACACCTACTACTACTAAGAAAACTTTAAAAAGATATTCTCCAGAAAAAGAATTGTGGGATGAAATTAATTACATGGAAGTAAGGTCTGTGTATGGTGTGCCATTTTTTGAAAACATTTTTTCAAAATATGCCAGGAAGAAAGGTATTGAAAGAATAACTCGCCACTATGAAGAAGAACTTAAAGATACCAAAGGACCTTTTTCTGACAACATTATTGTTAATAGTCATAGAGCATTAGTTGCTGCTGAAAAATTAGACCTTCTTAAAAAATATGATTGGACTAATGCAAAAACAGTAGATCCAGCTAAAGGAAATTTTATGGGGGAAGAAGCTCCTACATTTCATATGACACTTAAGGCTAAACCTGAAGAGATTATGGATTGGAATGCTCCTATAAGTGAACAGAATCCTAAAGTACAAGCTAAAGTACAAAAGCTTATAGATAGATTTTTTCCTGCATTGCCTGAAAATCTATCGTGGTCTGAAGCTAAAAATGAAAAGTTTAGAATCCCAATATCTGCTTGGACAGCACAAGTAGGTGAAACTAAATACATGATTAAAGAAAAAGAGAGTTTAGTTACACCAACTAATGAACGTTATTACCAGCTATTACAATATTCTAAAGTAGGTGATGGATGGTCGGCAGATACAACTATAGGAGAATATTCAACTTTAGAACAAGCTAAGATAGGAAAACCTAATCCTACTGGAGAAGATATATATCATGCGTTACAAAAGAATTTTAATAAAATAGAATTTGATTTAGAGTATAAAAGAGCTCGGTATCGTACAAGTACAGATTTAAAACAAAAAGATGCACTAGGAAAAGAACTAGATGTTGAAGAAAAACTTTTACATTTAGATTATTACGTGCCAGAAGAATATAAATCTGCTGCTTTGGCTACTGAACAATTGCAGTCTTTGGGTCTTGTTGCTCACGCATTTAACTCTAATGCTGGGCAAGGAACTCAGTTTCGTAACTACATTGTTTACGATGATGCTCGCCTTAAAACTAATGCTATTGCTTTTGTAAAAGGTTCTTTACTAGAAGAAAGCCCAGCTATAGTTAAAGCATCTAAAGACATAGATGTTCGTTCTTTAGTTGAGCATGAGTTTATTAAACACGCTGAACAGATCTATGCCAATGAAGGTGAGGGAGCTGCTCTAGCTTTCTTTAGAGACTGGAAACAACACAGTATTGACAAAAGAATATCTCTGCCTAATACCGAAAAGGGATTAGCAGATACCTTCTTTAAACTACGTACATGGGCTATGGCTGACCGTATGCGCTATCGTGTTGATTACGATGCAACTACATATGGCAGGGAAATCTCTATGCGGGAAAGGTTCTTCCCGTCTGAAGAAATGGCAATCCAAAAAGAACAAATGGATGGTATCAGGGAGATAGCCTTTAGAGAACGTGAAGGTCAAAATGATCCCCAGTTCTTAGCCCAACGTGCAGAAGTTGAAGCTAATCCTGAACTCAAAGCCAAGTATGACTTCCTGACTGAACGCCTTAAAGCAGGTGATACAGAGGTTACTGCTCTTATCCAAAGGATACGTACTCTTACGGGTGATGATCGTGTTGTAGCAGGCTTAGAAACAGGCCAAGCACGGTACATTATGAAGTCTAAGAGGGAACGTACTCTTGAAGAACTGTTGGGTGGTGGTAAAGATAACCCCCTAATAGAGAGCAATAAAGAAGCATCTTCAACTAAAGGTCGTTCCCTGTTTCAACTTGAAGATGGTCGTGTTATTCAAGTAGAAAAAGTTGGTGATGTTGAGATGGTTCTTGAATGGAAACTTAATAAAGAGGGCACACCATTTCCTTCTGTATGGGCTGATAAAGATGGTTCTTATCATGCTGTTCCTGGGTACATTGCTAAAGGTAAACCAGGAGAAGCTCTTACAGCAGGTAGCACTATTCGTGTTGCTGGTAAGGACATGGTTATTAAAGATGGTCAAGTTCATAACATAGAAAGACTTACTCCTTACCGTTATTTTAAGGATGCTGAAGCTACACAATACAAGAAGATCATGGAGCTAGAGAAAATGGCTCGTGAGTTAGAGCTTATTGACAAGATGAAAGAGAATAAGTTTTTTAATCTTGCAGCAGGCCCTGATGCAGAAAAAATCCCAGCAGGATGGAAACAAATTACAGACGTAGACACACTGCCGCAACTGAGAGGGTGGTCATTTGATCCTAAGGTAGCTTGGATTATTGAAGACTTTGCTAAGACTTGGGATAAAGGATGGTATTTAAGAAGTACTGACTTCCTTATTAAGAACATGATGTTGGTTCCTATACCTCATATATTTAATGAGGCTGCTCACCTTTGGGCTCTTAGAGGATTGTCTGGTTGGGTAACTCCTAAAGGATTAACACGATTTGGTAGCACTCTTGGGCCTGCATTTAAAGACGTAGCAGAACAAGGTCGGTTCTATCAAGAAGTAGCTAAAGAAGGTGGCAGTCTTCTTGGTGCTGATCCTAGGAACAATGAAGTCTTTAATGCTATGGGTAGGGATTATGTAGAAAGAGCTGTAAAAGTTCCTGCTGTTAAAGCTGCTCTTGCTAAAGTTGGTTATTCCGTCGCAGACTTTTATAACGCATGGTCACAAAACTCTCAGAAGAGTATGTGGTTTACCCGTGACGTTATGTATATGCAAGCTCTTAGGGAAATCATAAAACTCAATGAGACTAGAGGTACACCAGTAACAACTAAACAAGCTATAGATCTTGTGCAGGATCATATGCCTGCCTATCGTTTGCCTACTGTTATTATGAATAGCAGGCTTTTATCTAAAGCACTGCAAAACCCCTATCTTGCTGTCTTCTCTAGGTATCACTATGGAGTAACTAAATCTGTATCTAACATAGGTAAAGAATTAAACCCACAAAATCTTAAAACTGCTGAAGGTAAGCAGGAGTTTAAAGATGGTATAGACCGGATGCTGGCTACTGTTGTAGCTATGACTATTGGTTATGCTGCAGTAGATGCAGCTTTTGAAGTAGTGTTTGGCCCAGGAACTAAGATGCGTAGAGCAGGGCCATTCCACATTTACCATGCTATAGAAGAAGCAGTTAAAGGTGATAAAGATGCAAGTGCTATCTTGTTTTCTGTATTTACATTTAATCCTGTGACATCTACCTTAGGGCAGTTAGCTACTAATAGACAGTTGTACAAAAACAAGTATCCTGAGATCTATCATCCAAATGATCCTATAGAAGATAAAGCAGCAGATGTAGCTTCTTATTTAGGAAGGTCTATACCTCAAGCTGGTGGTATCTTAAGAGCTAGTGATCAAGACAATTACGCTGGGCTTTTAGCTAAACAGTTTGACGTACAGATTAAAACCCCAGAACAGACTAGAGCTTCTGAAAAGTCTAAGAAACGTGAAGATACAGAACTTAAATACCGAAAAATTAAACGAGAACAAGGGGTCTACAGACCTTAATCTATGGCTTTTACTCTTCCTCCGTGTCCTCCAGGTGATACCACTTCCAATACTTATCTTTGGAAGGATTGGTTTACTAAGATCCAACGCCAGCTAGGGCCTGGTGCTTCTGGAACCATTGCTTGGAGTTCTATTGACTTTACAGCTAGTAACATTACTAGCATTCTTACCCGTAGGCATAACGATCTACAGACTTTACAGGGGGGTACTACTGCACAGTACTACCACCTTAGTTCTGCTGACTATGTAGGTAATGGTACGGGTACATTAGTTAGGACAACTAGTGCCAGTCTAACAACCCCGTTACTAGGAACACCGACATCAGGAACACTTACTAGTTGTACTGGTCTTCCTCTTACTACTGGGGTGACTGGTATCCTGCCTATAGCCAATGGTGGTACAGGTACTAGTAGCCCTCCGTATGGGGTCTTTATTGACACTACAACGCAGACTAATCCTGTAATTAATACTAGGAATTTAATAACGTTTAACACAACTGTAGAAGCTACAGATGTATCTATAGGTTCTCCTGCATCACGAATAGTGATGGCTAAAGCTGGAACATATAACTTCCAGTTTTCTGCACAACTAGATAAGACTTCTGGCGGTTCAGGCCCTGTTTATATCTGGTACAGGTTAAATGGAACTGACGGAACAAACTCAGCAAGTAAAGTGGTTATTGCTGGAGTCAATGACGAAAAGATTGCTGCTTGGAATTTTGTTATGACTGTAACTGCCAATCAGTACTTTGAATTGGCTTGGAGTTCTCCTGAAATTGATGCTGTTATATATGCTGTTACAGCCAGTTCTCCTGTTCCTGGTATACCTTCTGTCATTCTTACAGTTACAAGGGTAATTTAATATGGCTGTAGCTAAACGTAAGCCTGTAAAAAGAATTCCCAGTACAGCCAAACCAAATACTCCTAAAAAGGAGGACTATGTTGATAAGGCCATTGAACTTATCAAGTGGGTAGATTCCCCATTTAAACTACTAGAAGTTGTTATCTTGGCATCCCTGTTTTTCTTTGGGTATTTTGCTTGGGATTCAAGGCAGGTTATTCTTCATGCAATAACTACGTCAGACCGTATGCCTACTCTTAAAGAGCAAGATAAGATTCTTTCTATTGCTGAATCCCTCAAGAAGGATCTTGAAGCATTAACAGTAGTTGTTTATAAGGCAAATCTAGTAGTTAATTCCCGTGTAACTATCCTAGCATTAGGAAAAGAAGGTAGGGATAAAGCACTAGATGGTGGTACTAGTAGCCTTTTCTCTATTAGTCCTGACCGTAATGCAGCTATGGTAGCCATGTTAAATGGCGAAGTGATGTGCAGCAAGTTAGAAGTATCAGGTAAGACTACAGAGTGGGAGTCTAAACAGGGAGTCACGTTTGTATGCCGTGGATCTATTCCTCCTGAAGTAGGAGCTTTTGCTGGATACACTACTATTGGATTTAAAGTAGCTCCGCAAGACTTAGTGTCAGTTAAAGTTAGATTAAACCTGGCTTCAACTGAAATGGCAAAGTGAAACGGACATGGCTTCTTATCTTCCTTTTAAGTCTTTGTGCTGGAAGTGCGGAGCAACCCTGTTTAATTTCAGACTTTAAACATCTTGCACTATCTACACACGATCAGATAGAACGAGAGAAACTTGCGTTAGCGTGGCTAAAGAAAGTAGGCCCTTCTTGCTCTTTGGAAAAAATAATTATCATCCGCAATAATCGGGCAAACTGGATGGGTACTGCAGACACATTAGAAATCAACATACTTGTAGAAACTTTATTAGAAAGGAAAAGATAATGTTTCCAATAGGCGCACTACTAGACATTGGTAGCAAGATGATTGACAAGTTTTTTCCAGATCCTGCTGCTGCAGAGTCTGCCAAGTTAAAGCTGTTGGAGATGCAACAGAACGGTGAACTAGCACAGCTTAACGCAGATGTAGCAGAACAGCATGAGCTGACCGACCGACTAAAAGCTGACATGGCATCAGACTCATGGCTGTCTAAGAACATTCGCCCTATGACCCTGATTGCTATCCTTGCTGGCTACTTTGTGTTTGCACTAATGAGTGCCTTTGGTATCGACACAAACCAACGGTATGTGGAACTGCTAGGTCAATGGGGTATGTTAATTATGTCCTTCTACTTTGGTGGTAGAACATTAGAAAAAGTACTTACCCTAACAAGGAAACCCGATGCAGCTAAGTGAACATTTTTCCCTAGAGGAACTTACTCATACCGACCATCGTGAGTTTGACAACACGCCTACAGATACAGAGTTGGCTAACCTAGTTAGGTTGGCTAACTTCCTTGAAGAGGTCAAGGTTGTTCTTAATAACAAACCCATAATGATTAACTCTGCTTTTAGATCTAAGCAGGTTAATGACGCAGTAGGTAGTAAGGATAGCAGCCAACATAGGATAGGCTGTGCTGCTGATATACGGGTTCCTGGGATGACTCCTGATGAGGTAGTTAGGGCAGTCATAGGAAGCAAGTTACCTTATGACCAGGTAATCAGGGAGTTTGACAGGTGGACTCATATATCAATACCCAACCTTAGTGTTGATAAACCCAGACAGAAAGCTCTTATTATTGACAAAGCTGGAACAAGGATATTTGCTTGATATGGAAACTATTCGGGTAGTTCTCGGTCTAAGAGAAAGAGTTCCTAGAAACAGCAAAGCAGTTAGCTGGAATATAATAAAAGGACTTTATTCAGGGTGGTTATTTCCTCTGCACCAGATCACTAGCAAAAGTAAAAGAAAAAAAAATGATCCAGGATGAATTACAAAAGTTTAAGGATTGGTGGTTAAAGAGTCGTCCTTTTACAATTCCCAGCGTTACCTCTGTTATAAATGATGGCAATATACATGGTGTAGTTTTATACAGAGCTGAGTGTTGGCAAGTGCAGTTGTTTATCCTGGAACCATTTACAATAATTCCAGAACATCTACATCCTAATGTAGATTCTTATGAAGTATTCTTATCTGGAGATATAGAATTTACTTTAAATGGAGTAGTTAGAACTCCTAGAAATACAGAAGCTTCATTTACAGGCAGTAATGTTTACAACGGTATGGACATTAGAGTACTACCCAATGCTTGGCATGGTGGTAGTAGTTCTTATGAAGGTGGTAGTTTTTTGTCAATACAGCGATGGTTAAACGGTACTGTTCCTAGTAACGTAGGTAGTGATTGGATACACAAAGTAAATGAAACCAGGAGAAATTATAGTGCAGACAGTTGAGCAGTTTAGGGATTGGTTCTTAGCTAACAAGCATCCTATAAAACCTCCGTTTACAGATCCTGTATATTACACAGACATCTCTATGAGTTTTGTTTGGTATAGAGCTGCTCCTTGGCAGGTAGAACTGTATATGGTACGTCCTGATACAGTAGCTCCAGAACACGCTCATCCAGACGTAGACTCTTTAGAG